TGTCGCAGGGCTATGGACCTGATCACCGTAGACGAGGTCATATCTCATGCTGAGAGGCTGATACAAGAGGAGGTCTGTGCGTGAACGATAAGTACAAGCGGGTGTGGCTCCAGGACGAAATGGAACTAGTTCACTTCATCAACCTGGTCAAGTCGGAGAACGTCAAGAGCTATCTGGAGATCGGGTGCAAGCACGGCGGATCGCTGTGGAGGATAGGTACGCAGCTGCCGAATGGCTCTCGGATAGTCGCGGTCGATCTACCTCACGGAGACACGTCGTTCAAGGAGAGCCAGCCCCACCTGGAAGCCTGCGTTCGAGAACTCAAGGTTATGGGATACGATGCGCACCTGTTCCTCGGGGACAGCACGATGGACAACATCGTTGAGGCCGTCAAGCAGCTGGCTCCGTTCGACCTCTGCCTGATCGACGCCAACCACACGGAGCCGTATGTCCGCAAGGACTGGGCCAACTACGGACCGCTGTGTCGCATGGTAGCTTTCCACGACATCGGGTGGATACCGAGGCCGAGCAAGAAGATGCCGATCGAGGTGCCGAAGGTCTGGAACGAGATCAAGCAGCAGTTCAGGCACACGGAGATCAAGTTCTGCCACACGAAACAAGACAACGGCATCGGTGTCCTGTGGCGCTGATCATCTCGACCTGGATCTGGGGGAACAAGTACAATCCCGAGTACGTAGCTAAGCTCCAGCGCGGTGTCGCTCGGCACATGCGGGAGCCGTACGAGTTCAAGGTGTTCTCTCCTGAACTCAGGTACGCTGCGCTCTTGGAGCAGCCTGGATGCCTGATCAGGTTGAGGATGTTCTCCCCAGAGTGGCAGGAGAATCAGGGCATCAAGCCAGGAGACAAGCTGGTCTGCCTCGATCTGGACATCGTCGTTACGGGGAGCCTTGATAGGTTGTTCAAGCGGCCAGAGACGTTCGTCATCCTCTCCGGAGCTAATAGTACTAACCCGTGTCCGTTCAACGGTAGCCTGATGATGCTGACGGCTGGCTGCCACGCAGATGTTTGGACGGACTTCTCTCTGGAGAAGACTCGGAGGATCAAGTTCGCTGACTACCCGGATGACCAGGAGTGGCTCTGGAATAAGCTCCCCGATGCTGGGACGTGGAAGTGCGGTCCGAACTCCTGCGGCGTCTACGCTTTCTGTAAACCAGGGTGGCCTAGGGACAACAACCTGCCGAGCGATGCTAGGCTCGTAGCTTTTCCCGGGTGGAGGGACCCTTCGAAGTTCTTGGCGATACCATGGATAGTACAAAACTGGACATAGTGTCGAAGTATACGCGGGCTAGTGCCGACAGGTTGGCTGGCTTCGCTGATGCTCTCGTGGACCTCGACGAGGCTGGTGTAGATGGAGACGTCGTCGAGTGCGGCGTATGGAGGGGAGGTCACGTCATACTTGCTCGGCTGGTCTCTCCTCAGAGGGTGTGCTGGCTGTTCGATACCTTCGAGGGTATGACGGCTCCTTCGTCTGTCGATGTCAAGGTGTCGAACAAGAGGTCTGCCATCGACTCGTATAGAGATAAGCACTCGAGGGGAGAGAGGTGGCTGGCGGCCTCCATAGGAGAGGTCAGGAAGAACTTCGAGGATACTGGGACTCTGGACGACAGCTACCTCAGGTTCGTGGTCGGCGATGTCAGGCAGGTGCTGTACTGCTGCCCTCTCCCTGACAAGATCGCGATGCTTCGACTAGACACAGACTGGTACGACTCGACCAAGGTCGAGCTCGAGGTCTTGTACCCGAGACTGGTTCCTGGAGGCGTCTTAATAGTTGACGACTACGGTCACTGGGAAGGAGCGAGGCGCGCCGTCAACGAGTACTTCTTCGGCCAGGCCATAAAGTTCGAGAAGATTGACTATACTGCTGTGAAGATGGTGAAGTGATGGACCCGAGTAAGGTCTGCCTGTTCGTCCCTCCTGACTTGAAGAAGTTCAAGCTGAACCTATTCGAGAGGATAGCGAAGAAGGTGGGGAGGTCTGTTCGCCACGACTATCGGGAGCTTGATTCTCTCCCTGATGACGTCGTCCCCATCATCGGCTGCACGCCTGAGCTGAGACCTCTCGTAGACAGGTGGAGGGAGAGGGGGAGGACGTGGATTTACTGGGACAGGGGATACGCGCGGAGGGTCTTCGCTACCTGGCTGCCTCGAGCTGAGTCGATCGAGAAGAGCTACTACAGGTGGCACGTCAACGCGTTCCAGATGGGGAGGATCAGGGACGTTCTAGACGACAGGTGGAGAGCCCTGAAGATAGATGTATCGCCCTGGTCGCGAGACGGGAGGCACATCGTGGTCGCGGTACCGACGAAGACGTATACCAGTTTTCATCGTATCGAGACGTGGGTCGACGACACCATCGCTCAGATCAAGTCGTACACTGACAGGCCGATCGTCACTCGGGCTAAGGAGGAGCTGAACCGTCCGCTCCAGGGAGACCTCAGAGGAGCCCACTGCCTGGTGACTCACGGGTCTAATACGGCCGTCGAGTCGGTCGTCTACGGGTGCCCGGTATTCGTGCATCCCGACAGCGCCGCCTCTCTCGTAGGCGAAACATGTCTTAGTAGAATCGAGAATCCGGTCTATCCTGACCGCGAACCGTGGCTTCGTAGCCTGGCGTACTCCCAGTTCAACGAGTTCGAGTTGGTGGACGGTACCCTGTGGAGGTTGATCGATGAGGGCGGGGCGGCTTGACAGGTTGGTCACCGTTCAGAGGAGTTCGTCCTCGTACGGTCCTGACGGAGGCAGCTTGAACGCCTGGTCCGTGGTAGGTCCGTATCGTAGACCGGCTGACGTACGACCTCTCCAGGGAGACGAGAGGTTCACCGCTCCTCAGTTCGTAGCCAGGGAGCAGGTGGAGTTCCAGCTGAGGTACGACGACGCTATCGCCGACTTGAACCCGCTCGATCGCATCGTGTATCCTGCGATGTCGAGCAGCGAGGTGGATAGTCCCCTGGGCGAGATAGCAACGAGACGAAAATACGATATAATGGCTGTGCACGAGATCGGGAGGAGGGAAGGCCTGAGAGTCATCGCTGCTCGCCAGGCTGACGTTATCTCATGACGATGACCTTCGCAGACGTGAGACTCGGCCTCAGGGCTTACCTGCTAGGTAGTCCGGAGATCGCCTCCATGGTCGGAGGCGAGAGGGTCTTCCCAATCAGGCTCCCGCAGGGCGTGAAGAAGAACAGCATCGTGTTCTCCAGGGCGACTGGATCTGGAGATCACCACCTCCAGGGCGTGAGTGGCCTCAGTCGTCCTCGCTTCCAGATCGACTCGTGGTCTCAGACCGAGAGCGAGTCGACCGTCCTGGCGAACTACGTGAAGGCCAGGCTGGATGGTTTCAGAGGTCACATGGAGTACGGGAGCAACTCACCTCGGGATTTCATAGACGTGCTCGGCGTCTTCTACTCGGACGAGAGGGAGGACTTCGACGCTGACAGCCAGCTCTTCAGGATGAGTCGAGACTACTTCGTCTGGTACAGGGACTACATCACCGGAGGTGTGATGTGACGAGCGTCGTGAAGAGGGTCGAGGGTCTCAGAGAACTCCAGAACGCCCTCCGCGAGCTTCCCAAGGCTACTGGCAACAACGTCCTTCGCAGGGCTCTCATCAAGGCTGCCGAACCCATCGAGGCGGCGATGGAGGCTCGGGCACCTTACCTGTCTGGGAGGTTGAAGGCTTCCGTGATGACTGGCACCAGGCTCTCTGCTCGCCAGGCGAAGGAGCACAAGGCTGCTGTCGGTACTCTCCCCATGGTCACGGTCGGAGGTTTCAGGAGCAACCCTGCGAAGGGTGTGTTCGTGTTCGTCGGTCCAGGTCCTCTTCGTCAGGCCATCACGCAGGAGTTCGGTACGTCGCACAACGCTCCTCAGGCTTTTGCCAGGCCAGCGTGGGACGGGAACAAGGACAGGGCGCTGTCGTCGATCAAGGACGACCTGACCGAAGAGATCGAGAAGGCTAGAGCCCGCCTCGCCAGGAAGGCTGAGCGAGAGGCTATGAAGTTGAAGGCAGGCAGGTGACCCAGGGTGCCTGAAGTTCTGGGAGTGCAAGAGCGGGGTCTGGGTACCGCAGAATTCTAAAGGAGAATGACCTATGCCTCAAAGTGCATATCCGTCTGGTCCGAGTGCGGCCCTGCTTGGCTACGGCGCTCGGTTCCTCATGGCGTCTGGTTCTTCGCCTGATCAGTACGTAGACTTCGGGGAGGTCTTCGACATTACTCCTCCGTCGTTCACGTCGGACCAGGTAGACGTCACTCACATGCAGAGCCCTGACAGGATCAGGGAGTTCATCGACGGCCTCGTTGACGCCGGAGAGTGTTCGTTCGAGATGAACTACATTCCTGGTTCTGCCTCGGACAACGTGCTCATCGCCATCCTGGCGTTGGCCGTCGGTGTGAGCCGAAGGAGGAACCTGCGGATCATCTACCCGAACGGGAAGCTCGACAGCTTCCAGGGGAACCTCCAGAGCTACGAGCCGACTGTACCGACGGACGACAAGATGACCGCGACGGTGACCTTCAAGGTCACCGGCAGGGTGACTCGCCAGTCGCTGACTGACTCGCCGGCACCGTGAGCGTGATCGCATGGCGAATCCTGGCGAGGGTGAACTGGCGTTCACCGCGAACGGCAAGACGTGGGTCTTGTGTTTCAACAACCGCGCGATGTGCTCCATCGAGCAAGCGCTGAACCGTCCTGTCGGCAAGCTCATCAAGGAGATGCAAGACGAGCAGATGGTCTCGATCAACGACCTGGTCAGGGTCTTTCACGCTGGTCTTGCCAAGCACCACGCTAACGTCTCCCTCGAAGATGCCTGCGACCTCGTCCTCCCCGGGCAGCTGACGACGATACTCGGTAAGGCGTTCAGCCTAGCGTTCACCTCTGGAGACGAGCGGAAGGAGAGTCAGGACCCTCCTCCAACTCCGAGCCAGTGATGACCGATTGGCTCGGTAACTTGAGGAAGTGGGTCAGCCTCGGTCTCGACCCTGAGCTGTACTGGTCGGTCACTCCTGGGAACATGTTGGTCATAACGAGTGGGGTCCAGGACAGGTTGGTGAGGGAGTACAGAAGTCAGGCTTGGGCTGTGTGGCACACGGTAGCGCTTGGGAGGATGAAGAAGCTGCCGAAGATGGACAAGTTGTTCCCGAGACGGGAGCAGAAGCGGCGTCGGACCTGGCAGGAGCAGATGGCCGTGATGGACCAGTGGATAGCGGCGACCAGATCGATGGAGAAGTAAGATGGCAACACCTTCTGTCATCGGTGCTCTCCGAGTCGTCCTCGGTGCCGACACCGTTGCGTTCGACTCGGGGATGAAGAAGGCTGAGAGCACTCTCGGGGCGTTCTCCAAGAAGGTCGGGACGATCGCCGCTGGAGTAGGTCTCGAGCGCGTGTTCTCTAATCTCACGACGGGTATCATCCAGGGCATCAAGGGGATCGTAGACGAAGCCGAGAACATGGGGAAGGCTTCGCAGCGGATTGGCATCGCTACGGAGGAGCTATCCAAGCTCAAGTATGCCGCGGACATCAGCGACATCAGCTTCGAGACCCTGGAGAAGTCTCTTACCAGGTTGAACAAGTCCATCGGTGAAGCGCTGATCGACAAGACGGGGAAGGCTGCTCAGCAGTTCAAGGCTCTCGGGATAGACCTCCGCAACGCGGACGGTTCGCTGAAGGGAATTGAGCAGGTTACTCTCGACGTCGCTGATCGCTTCTCCACGATGGCCGACGGGACGACTAAGGTATCGGCGTCCTTGACCTTGATGGGCAGAGCCGGAACCCTGGCAATACCGTTCCTGAACCAGGGGTCTGAGGCTATCAAGAAGCTGAAGGAGGAGGCCGAGGGGCTCGGTGCCGTCATCACGACGAGGACCGCGAACTCAGCCGACGAGCTGTCTGACAGCTTCAAGAGGTTGACGGCGGTCAACAAGGGTGTCTCCAACTCCATCATCAACGAGCTGACTCCATACGTCGTCGTGCTCACCGACAAGATCGTGGCCTGGAGGATAGAGCAAGAGAAGACCACGAACATCGGGATGGTTGTCGTTGATTGGATAGTGTTCTTCTCAGAAAAGATATTGATCCTCGGTGCTAACGTAGTCAGAACTTCAGATGAGATAGCCTCGTTCGCGGCTCAAGTCAAAGCGGTAGCCACTCTAGATTTCCCTGCCTTGGAAAAGGCTACTGATGACTGGACGAATGCTGGTAACAAATTCCGCGCTCGCGTGTGGGAGATCAAGGGGGCGATGGCTGAGTGGCAGCGAGAGGCTGCCTTAGTCCGTCAGAGGCTTGGTGAGGGGAGGGCTGGAACACAGGACTACGGCAACGCGCTCGCCAAGGGCAAGAACCAGATAGACGAGTTCATCAAGTCTCAGCAGAAGGCGCTGGCTGCGCAGCAGGCTGAGACGA